AATCAGTGTCAAATTTTTAAAACACCGATTGAAGTCACTGGTACACTTCTTGAAGCTTCTTTGCGTGGCGAATCAAAAGAGTTGGCTCGTCTTCGTGACATGAAATCTCAAGAGCATAAAATCCAAAAAGAAAGAGCATTCTTATTTGGTTCTAACTTGGCTGGAATCAAAGCTAGTTTTTCTGATTTAGAAGCTCTAGGTGATGCTAATGGAAATACCTTGCGTACAACAATGGGTATCATTCCTGCTCTTAACCAACATGGTAATACTGCAGGGTATGAGCAAAACGTATTTGCTTCATCTGCTGTAGATACCTATGCTGAATTTGTTGATGCAATGGAAAAGATATTCCAGTATGTACCAACATCAGGAATGAAGCGTGCATTTGTTGGAGCTGGTGCTTTAGGATACTGGTCAAAAATGGGCGGAAACGCAGGTTCATTTGCTGGAGATTCTGGATGGACAGTCAATCTTGGCGATATGAAGCGTGATGCTCTTGGGTTTAACTACAGAGTCCTTGAGACACCTCATGGAATGTTGCAGTTAATTCCAACTCCAGTTTTACGTGGACCTTACAACAAGCATATGCTTATTGTATCTGATGAGAATCTATTCCATGCTCAGTACAGAAGACCTCAATTCCAAGCTTCAATACAAGCTAATGACTATGATGGTGTTAAAGACCAGTATATGTCAGATGAAGGTATTGGCATAAGCCTTATTGAGTCTCACGCTTTGATGGTGACACCATAGGAGGGCTAAATGGCAGTCTTATCACAAACTAAGTCTATGGCTGATGGCAAAACAGCAGAAAATGTAAAAGAAATAGAGAAAACTCTCAACGGACACGCTGATGGTAAAGATGTTTCATTTACTGGTACTGTTGAATGCAAAAGCTCTGTAACTGTTAGTGCAAGCCAAGTAGTAAAACTAAATCTACCTACAATTGACCCAGAAGAAGCTGGGCAACTTTGGGCTGATAGTGGTACTGTAAAGGTTTCTGCAGGTTAATAGACAATAATGAAAAGGGGGGCTATTTGCTCCCCTTTTCCTCAAGATTAAATAATGCTATTGTAGCGGTGGTGGTGGTAGATAAAGGAGATATTGATGAGTGCTAATCATAAATATCAAACTAAAGAAGTTTTAAATAAAGTTTTAAATAGTGCTGAAGACGGATTAAAAGTCGATGACATTGCAACAATAAAAGCTGATATTGCTACAATGCAAGACGATATTGCATTAATAAAAGCCGATATAGCCTCTATAAAAGCAACAACAGACAAGCTTGACGCTTGTATTGATACTTCTGCTGATAAACTTAACGTATCGAGCAGTTAGTAATTAATAGATGGCAAATTTAAAAACTCAAATAGAAAATCTTGTAGGAACAAAAGCTGTAACTAGCAACGCAGAAGTTTCTAGCTACAATGCAATGCTTAACAATTTCCTAAAGCAATCTTCTAGGGCTGTGTTAGACTTATTGCCAGATGATGTTTTAATACGTGATTCAATAAAAACCACAATTGAAAATAATGGTGGTTTAGATATTACAGATAAAAAAATCGTAAAGGTACTAAGAGGTAACTATGGTTCTGTTGAAGTCCCATTGGAGTTTAAAGCTCAGGTTCAAACATCTTCTGGCAGTCTAATGGAGCCTTCTGTACGAACTCCTGTTTACTACATTGAAGGTCAAGATAGCGGTGGTGGAAAGTTGTTTATTAAGCCAGACCCTTCAAACGCAAACGCAGAAAGTAAGGGTTATGTGTATCACAATTCTTTCCCTAGTCCATCATGGGCAGATACTAGCATTTCAAATTTTCCTGATTTAGCTGAGTACGCTGTTGTTATAGGTGCTTCTATGAGGGTGCTACAACATAAAATTAATAAAATGATACACGATGAAGAAGATATAGAGCTGTCTTCAGTGGCTCAACAAGAATTAGCAACTATTCAATCAATGTATCAAGATGAAATTGCAAGATTAAATGGACAGGCAGGAATTATGGCACAGCCTGTACAAGAAGGACAATAATGGCACAAAGTAACTTTACATTAAGTGGTGGACCTAGTTATGGTTTTGGATTAACTCAGTCTCAATTAGTTGATTTAGTGCGTGTACATCATCCAGATATGCTTGAAGCCGAAATAAGAGTTTATTTGAATCAAGCGTTACGAGAGTTCACTAAAAAATCAAAGATTTTAAGAGGCGTATTTCAAAAGCCTATTACTAATGGGGTTAGGTGGTACCAAATAGATGATGAAATAGTTTCAATTAACAGGGTTTATTTTAATGGAAAACTTATTGATAGATTGATAAGTATTCCAGACTCTGAAGACCTGGACGTATCATAATGGCAAAAGTATGGTGGGTAGATAAAGATGCAATTGCTGTTGCTGATATAAGCAATGACAATCGAACACTTTCTGGACCAACTGCTGGCACATTAAGTTTGCATTGTTCGAGGCATGATGCACCATTTATAAAAAATGAGACTGGGTCATCGAATACCGAAACGCCTCCTGTAAGAATATCTATAGGAATGACTGAATCGCCTGTTATCCCAGTAGAGTACCATGAAGCTTTAACCTATAAAGCAATTGCTCATGGATACGAGAAAAAAGGCGAGTTAAAACAAGCTGAATACTTTCATAATAAATTTAACATAGCTTGTGCTGAAGGTAAATTAGAAGCCAATTCTCATAAAACTGAAGAAAATTCTATTATTATTCAGGGAAGAGAGTTCTAATGGCACTTAAACCCGTCCCCCCAAATCTACAAGGTGCGGATACGGTTTGGGAAAATTATTATATAAACTGGGAATTAGCAGGCGGTTGGACTACTGGGCAGATTATGAAAAGCCTATTAACTACATCCGTTACGCTAAAGACATTAGGGACTTCAGTGAATACTTTACAACCAGTTGTTGCAAATGTCGGTGGACTAAAATCATTAAATAGCCCATCATCATCATTAAAAGGATTAGGCTAATGTCATCACTAAGCAATAAAACAATATCAGCTACTTATAAAGATTTATTAACAGTAACAGGCAGTAATGCCAACGAGGGTATTACTGGAACTGCAAAAAGAATATTTGATGGCGATGGTACAGGAAGCCCATTATGGATGAGTACCAATATGCTCCAAGTAGACGGAATTTTAAACTTAAAAGAATATTCATCAGCACCAAGCAATCCTACAGTTGGAGATTTGGCTTTCATAAATGATGAATTGTACATAGCCAAACAATAGGAGAATATTATGGCAACATGGAAAAAGGTACTCACAGTACAGGATATAGATACAGATACAGCGTTTGGGAGTGCATCTAATGCATTAGTTCCATCTCAATTAGCAGTAAAAACATACGTAGATGCCCAAGTAGACACAGCAGATACTTTAGCAGAATTAGGAGATGTTAGTGCAAGTAGCCCTGCAGATGGACATATTCTTGTTTTTAATAGTCCAGAATATGTTAGTACTGCGGTTACTGGAGATATTTCAATTGATGAGAGTGCTGTAACAACTATTGGTGACGACAAAGTCACCTATGCTAAAATGCAGGATATTGCTACAGCCAACAGAGTTCTTGGTGCGACATCTGCAGGAACAGTTGCTGAAGTTCAAGTAGCAACCGATATGATAGCTAATGATGCAGTTACTAGTGATAAACTAGCTAACAACATAGATGTTGCAGGAACTCTAGATGTAACTGGTAATACTCAGTTTGATGCTAATGTAGATATAGATGGCAATTTAGTTGTAGATGGAACATTGCTTGTAAGTGGTGGGACTACCACTATAAGTACCACTGAATTAGAAGTACGAGATAAACTCGTAAACCTTGCAGTTCCTGACACTGCTTATGGTGCTGATGCTAATGGTCATACTTCCGCACAAAATGCTTCCGATGGCGGTGGTATAGTATTGTCATCTACTCATGGTACAGACACTACTAATATGGCAAGGGTTACATGGAGTAAAACTGGTAAGCAAAGTGGTTGGGAGGTAGCTGATTCTGCAGTAGGAGGCTCTGCTTCGTCAGCTTACACAGTTCAAACAATAAGTTATAGCAATGACAGCACTGCACCATCTGCAGATTTAAATGGTATTGGCGGACTTCACTTTGATACAGGTAATGACACTCTTTACGTAAGAGTATCTTAATGTCAAATTTAGTACCTGCAATTAAGAAAAAAGAGTTTACTATTAAAGAAACTGATTTTTTGTTAAAGCTGATGATGAAGTCATCGTTTGATGGTGTTGACTTAGATGTGGCTCACAGCGTACTTATGAAACTTACGGAAATACATAAGGCTAAACTTGAGAGTTGAACTATCAACAGATGATTTATCTGTAATAAAACAAGCTTTAGATAATTTGACAATCCAGGGCAAGGATGCTCACATTATTGCAAAGCTATTAGACAAGCTAGGAAAAGCATTTGCAAAAGCAGTAGAAAAGGAATCTAATGGCTGATTGGAAAAAAGTAGTATTAGCTACAGGAACTGGTTCTCAATACATCAAAGGTGATGGTACTTTTGGTACTTATAGTACTGGTGTAGGTCTAGGTGATGCTAATACTTGGACAGCACTTAATACTTTTTCTAGCAATATTAAAATAGAAAATAGCTCTGCTTCAGCAAAAATTGAATTTAAAAGAACTTCAGCATCTACTTCTAATTACATACTTCAAGCTTATTCGGGTGTATTTGAATTATATGACTTAGCTGACAGTAGAGAAATTTGGAGAGCAAAAGACGATGGCACATTTGCAATTGCTCAAAATACTACTGTTGCTAATAATGTAACTATATCTGGTCATACTGGAATAGGAAAAGACCCTGCGACTGACTGGAAAACTAATGTTGTAGGATTGCATATAGGTGCAGGTGGTACATTATTTGCAAGAAGTGATAGCGGTGAAACTAAAGTATTCTTTGCTGAAAATACGAGATGGACAAATGGTGGGTATGTTCGCATTAATCAAGGATACTCAGCAATGCATTATATGGATGGAGGTGCTCATACTTTTGCAGTAGGAGGAACTGGCAATGCTAATACGACTATTAGCTTTACAAATGCTTTAATTTTAAGCAATGCTGGCAATGCTACATTTGGAGGCGACGTAACTATAGGCTCAAATGAATTAATTTTTGATGCAGGTGAAAAAGTATTCTCTACAGGTGGATATGTTGTTGCAGATGGTGATGCAGGATTTATTGCTAGAGATAGCGGTTCAAATAAACTTATAATAAATGGAGATAATGCAACTTTTGCTGGCAATATTACTTTAGATAGAGTTGATGGTTTTGTTTATTTAAGTAATGCAGGAACAGGTAATGATGGTGCATATATAAGGTCGTATGGTGGAGGTCATGTAAGGCTTAATGCTCCTGAAAGTAAACAGCACGAATGGGAAATTGGAGGAGTGCAAAAGTTTAGAATTGAATCTACTAGTGCTACTTTTGCTGGTGATGTAACTGTATCTAAATCATCTGATGGTGGTGATTCATCACTTACTATTAATAACTCAGCATCTCACGGCTCTACTGATGAAACTGCATCTTTAAAATTTCAACAAGCTGGATATACTGGTGGTAAAATAGTTTCAAACAGAGCTTTTAATTATTCTTCTGCTGGTAATAGAGATAGCACATTACAGTTTTATACTTCTCAAGATGCCTCAGATGTTTTAGCTATGACCATTGATGCAAGTCAAAATGTGGGAATTGGAACAGCGGGAAGTGCTCCATCTAAGCTTACATTAACTTCTGCATTAGGTGACGGCATTAGATTACAAAGAAGTGGCGTTGAATCAACTCACTATATGATGTTTGACCCTGACAGTATTAATGCCTACCCTGCAGGTGGTGCTATATATCTAAACAACGATATAGGTAGCGATGTTTATATGGTAACAGGTGGAGGGCAAGTAGGGATTGGCACAACTTCTCCTACTGGTTTATTAAACTTATATAAATCAAATGCGTCAGCAGTTTTAACTATACAAAGAAGAGAAGTTGATGGTGCTTTAACTACTGGCGACATTATTGGTCAAATTGACTTTGTAACAAATGATGATTCATACAATAGTGGAAATAATACAGTAAGGGCAACTATTAAGGCGGACATACAGAGTTCTACATCTGCTAGTGGTTTAATTTTTGAAACAGGTAATAGTAACTCTGCTACAGCCGAAGCAATGTATATTTCTCCAAATAGTAATGTTGGTATAGGTACACATAATCCTGATACAAAATTGCAGATTAGAGGAGACTTTGATGCCTCAAGTGGGTTTCCTAATACAAATCCAAATAAGGGATTAAATATATCAAAATATACAGGAGTTCAATCAGATTACGGAAATAACGACAAATTTGGAATAACATTTACATCTGCATCTAATGCAGATACAGATTACGCAATTGCTGGTATTTATGGTCAAGTATCAGGTGTTTCTAGTTATGTTGGTGGTCATATAGTATTTGCAAGTAGGTTAGAAACAGAATCTGCTCTTAGTGAAAAAATGGTTATTACTAGTTCAGGCAATGTATCAATTGGAATGCCTGTAGCACAGATGTCAAAGACTTTTCATGTACAGTCCAATACTGGAAGTGCAAATACTCCAAATGGAATTATGCTTACTAATACTGTTCATGGAAGTGACAGCCAGATTTATATGTATGCTGAAAGTGATAGTGGTTCAGCGAATAGTGGTGTAATAAAATTTGACCCTGACCTTAAAAGAATGAAGCTTATTGGCTCAGGCAATGTTGGTTTATATATTGACCATACTGGTCATACTAATTTTGAAAGCAATGCTAATCTTGCAGATGATTTAGCATTAAGTCTTGGTAGCAGTACCGATGCTCAATTGTTTGTTTCTAGTGGTGATGGTCATACTTACTTTAGAAATAACACTTCTAGTGCAGATATAATTTTTAAAGTAAAAATTGGCTCTACCGATACTCAAATACTAAGGTTAGATGGAGGTGCAGGAAATGTAGAGCTTGGAGGAGATACACATTTAGGCTCTGGTAAAAGTATAATCTTTACACCTACTCTTTATTCAAGCAATGTACAAGGTTTAAAATTCAATGATGGTGGTGCTGTAGATTCAATTATACAACCTGTAAGATTAGGCAATAATCAAGGAGCAGTATTATATCTTGGTGCTAATTCTTATGTTAATACATCTGGAGGTACTGACAGATATAGCGACAGTAGTGCTAGTTCAGGTATAGAAATTCGACCAGAGAATGGTCAAATAAGATTTTTGACAAATGATAGTAGTGCAGACCCATTATCAAGAATGGCTATTAACTCAAATGGGCGTGTTGGCATTGGGACAGATAGTCCTGCTAGACCATTACACATTGACACTTCAGCTCACACATATGTGCGAATAGAAAGTGCTGACACTGCTAAAAATTCTGCTATTGAATTTTTTGATGGTACTAATTATTTCTATTCGGGCTTTATGGCAAATGAATCTGGTGTTTCTGCAGGTGAGTTTGCAATATATACAGGTAGTAGTTCACCAGCGATTGTAGTTGAGCAAGATGGAGACACTAGGTTTCCACAAAAGGTTGCTATTGGTTCGGCTACAAGTCCTTCATATAAACTAGATATTACTGGTCCTGCTACAGAAAATGGTTCTACTCTTAGACTTAATGATGTAGTAGCAAGTAAAAACTCAAAACATTTATTAATACAAAGGTCAAGTTCTACTGCAAGTATAGGTATAGCAGGTTCTCAAGCTAATGACCCACTATGGATTTCAAGAAGTGGTGGTTATGATTTAATGGTTACAAGTGCAGGAAATATTGGAATCGGAGTATCGGCTCCAAGTCAGAAACTTCATATATCTAGTTCATCTGTTGGTCAAGCTAAATTTCATTCAACTGGGTCAAGTGGTGCTAGGATTTATATATCTGATTCGTCTGCTGAAAGTGCAATAATGAGTCAAA